ACGGCTGGGATTCCGATTCAGTCGTTGTCAAATGTGTATGGGGCTGAGACGGTGTTGAATCGTGTGGCTGTGCAGATTGATGGTGGTACGGCTTCGAGCATTGCGAATGGTACGGCTTCTCAAACTGAGTATGGGATCAAGGCGTTGTCGTTGACTGGGGTTCCGTTGGCCACTGATGCTGCTGGGTCTGCGTTGGCGTTGTCGTTGTTGACACGGTTTCAGGAACCTGTGGTTCGGTTCTCGGAGATGGATGTGTTGTTGAATGCGTTGACTTCAGCACAACAAGCACAGATGGCTGCACTAGAAATTGGTGACATTTTATCCGTCAGCAAACAATTCGCCACAGGTACCCCCAGCACCGTCACTCAGAACGTCGTCGTCGAATCCATTCGCCACACAGTCAACCCATCAACACATCGCGTCACCATCGGGATGGGTCAAGTCCAACTTGTACTACCATTCATCCTGGACACGTCGGAACTCGACGACGCTACTTACGCACTACAATAGGAGCATTATGGGAATCAACGCACAAACTTCAGTTCCAAAGTTCACTATTGGAGACGTGCTGACTGCTGCGAATACCAATTTGCTTACGAATGCTCCACCAGTGTTTGCCGGTACAGCAACCCGTGATGCGGCGTTTGGCGGTGCAGGCGAAAAGACATTGGCCGAGGGTCAACTTTGTTACTTGGAAGATCAAAATATCGTGCAATTTTACGATGGCGCGGCTTGGCAACTACTACCTTCTGGAATGAGTTTAGTTCAAGCAGAAACTTCTTTTACAACGGCAGCGACATTCTCAGCGAATAACGTATTCACATCAACTTACAAAAATTACCGAATAATCTTGAACTGCACTAACGGTGCTGGAAGCATTACTTTGAAGTTGCGCGCAAGTGCTACGGACACAAGTGCTAATTACAATGGAATAAGTATTTACGGAACTAACTCCAATCCTTACCAGTCTGCATTCAATGCGCTTGGTACTGACGAACTTTATATTTGCGATATGGAAGCTGCAACTGATGGTTCTGGTGTAGGAATTATTGACGTTCTTAGCCCACAAGCGGCATTTGCAACCACTACACAAGGCAACTTTTATGGGTCTAACGCAGGCGCGCAATTTTGGTATTCACATTTTGGCAGGCAATCTGACGCAACACAGTTTGACGGTTTCACTTTTCTAATCACATCAACAGGAATGACCGGAACATACACGGTCTATGGGTACAACAAATGAACTTGATAACCAACGTAGATGGCGTGAACCGTAATATGACTGAACAAGAACAAGCCGATTATTTAGATTGGCAAAAAGAAAAACAAGCGCAAGCACAAGCACAGGCACAAGCCGCTCTTGATAAGTCAAACGCTAAACAAGTCGTACTTGACAAAATTGGTATTACAGCCGATGAAGCTGCACTGCTCCTTGGCTGAGTGGTGTGTTTCGTTCGCGTTGGCTGATTGTTGCTCCTGCGCTTCTAGCCTCGATCTTTAGTTTCATTCCGTCAGCGTCAGCTGAACCGGCACCAGGGTTGTTCACGTCGTATTACACGATTGATGTAGTTCCTCCTGTCATGTCTGACAGTGAGTATCCATTGTGTGGTTCTGAGGTTGAGAACAACATCAATCGCTCCTACGACGGTGAACCATACCTAGATTGCACAGGCGATCTGTTCATGGTTCACATGACTGGGTTCATCACAATCCCTGAACACAACACGATTGAGTTCTGGTTGGCTTCTGATGATGGTGGCCGCATCAGTATTGGTGGGAATGAGTGGGGCAACTGGGGTGATCAGGGTTGCAGTTGGATGGAGTCTGGGCAGATAGACATTAGTGCAGGCAGTCAACCACTCGACTTGTGGATGTATGAGAACGGTGGCTCCACGTGCGTGATGCTTGCGTGGAATATCAACGGTCAAGGTTTTGAGATAGTTCCGGATGGAGCGTTCACAACCAACGGTGAATCAACCACGACTACGACTAGCACTACCACGACTAGCACTACTACGACTACGACAACTATCCCTCAGACCACGACAACTATCCCTCAGACAACTACGACTATCCCTCAGACAACTACAAGCAGCACAACCACGACTACAAGTTCAACAACTACTTCTTCGACGACCACAACTTCAACAACAAGTACAACAACGACACAGCCACCACCACCTGAAACGGTGCCTCCACCACCCACAACAATGCCAGCCCCACCAGAGACAAACCCTGAGCCACCACCCACCCTGCCAGCCGTACTACAACCATTATTCCCTCCCATCCCTGACACAATGCCAGAACCACCAGCAACGATACCGACAATCCCACTCCCCCCAGACACAATGCCCTTGCCACCAGACACAATGCCCCCACCCCCAGACACCCTGCCAGAAGCACCACAAGCCCCTGAGACAAGCGAACCAGCCGAAGACGCACCACTCCCACCCATCAGCGATGAGGCTGTAGTTGAAGCCCTAGCAGACATCGAGCAAGCAACCCCAGCAGAAGTCAAAGCCATCGTCACCGAGCTGCTCGCCTTCGCACTCACCACCGACCAAGCCGTCTCCGTTGCATCTGAACCGGCAGTGCTGGAAGTGTTGACAAACGCTGAAGCCGAACAAGTATTTGAACAGGTTGCGGTTGAAGAACTATCAACGGAGCAGGCTGTTGAATTGGTGGCTGCTGTGCAAGATGCACCATCATCCGTGCGTAAAGCATTCGAGGCTGTGTTGAATCTGTTCCAAGGTTTCGCTGATGATTATGTGATGACGAATCAAACTGTCCCTATCAAAACTCGACGTGCGCTGATTGCTCTCAGTGCTGTATTCTTGGTGTCAGCCCCTGCACCAATCCGAAGGAATACGCGATGAAGATATGGGGTGAGTTCCATGCGTTGCTGTGGACGATTGCTGCATCTGTCACGACGATTCTCACATTGTCGGGGGCTATCCAAAAGGTCGTGATCTGGCTTACTGTTGGAGCATTAGTTCTGCACCTGATCGGCGCACTCACCAAGAAAGAAGAATCAGAATGAAGAAGTTCCAAGATGTTGCAGGTCGTATCGTTGCAGTGTTCATGTCTTCAGCGTTGGCCATCGTTGGTGGTTCGGCATTGATCGCACCAGAACTAGAAATATGGAAGTCGGCATGTCTCGCTGGTTTCGCAGCGTGTGCCACTGTCATTCAGAAGTTGGCTCAAGCATCGCTTGATGGCAACCTCACGATGGAAGAAATCAACGACGCATTCGGCGCAAAGAAGAAGTGACCCGATGACCAAGATGCCTTGGCCTGTAGTCCCGATCAAGTGGTGCGAACATCTCAAAGGCAAGAAGCCTTCGCAGGTATCGCTCACGATGTTGCGACCCATCACAGGTGGCGGTCAGTTGCATCATTGTGCTGCTCGCGCTTGGGAAGCAATGAAGCATGCAGCGATGGCTGAGGGTGGGATCAATCTGAAGCCGACTAGTTCGGGTGACACGTATCGAAGTATCGCTCAGCAGAAGGCTGGGTTCTTGCAACGGTTCCAAGTTGAGCCGATTGAAGGCGCACAGACCCGAACCTATGAGGGCAAGAAGTGGTATCTGAAGAAAAGCATGGCTGTACTTGCCAGTCCTGTTGATGATCCTGCAAAGTGTTCACGTCACATGATGGGCATCGCAGTCGATGTCGCCAATGCTTCTGGGAAGGTACTCGCGTGGCTATTGGAGAATGAGCAACGGTTCGGATTCAGTCACGAAGTTGTCAACATGCCTGGTGCGGAACCTTGGCATCTCAGGTTCACCGAAGGTCAAGCAATGCCACAAGCCGTCCTCGACTACGAGACAGCCAACCCGACGCTGGGCGCATGATGGACTGGGGCATTGTTGTCGCAGCGTTGATCACGGCTGTGGGTGGGGTTATGACAACCCTGATGTTGGTGATGCGTAAGGAGAACACGCAAGACCATGCAAAGGTTGTGGATGCATTGGATGTGCTTAGTGGAAATGTGACGAACATTGGTACTAAGTTGGACGGACACATCGATTGGCATCTCAAGGGGGTACCTAATGGCAAAGTTTCTTCAGGAAATCAAAGCCCAAGAACTAAGAGGCGCGTCAAAGATTGACGACATCATCGCCAAACTCTCTGCCGAAGATGGCAAAGACTTACGCGAAGCATTGAACGATCCAACGATCAGACCAATGCAGATCATCCATGCACTCAAGAAACGTGGATTGAAACTGTCACCATCATCAATCACCCGATACAGAGACAACCACAATGTCTCTAGCTGACGACCTGCGCGAAGCAGGTCAACCAGCATGGCCAGTGATCCAACCTGGCAAACGATACACAGTCCCCACCCTCAACCCACAACCCATCAAGCACGGCGAATACCAGACGGCTGTGATCCTGCCGGACATGCAGATCGGATACTTCCACAGTGCCACAGGCTTGGAAGCGATCCACGATGAGCAAGCGATTGAGGTTGCGTTACGGATCATCAAAGCATCAAAGCCTGCACAGATCGTCATGGTTGGCGACAACCTAGACCTGTGCGAGTTCGGCAAGTACCGCTACACCCCAGCGTTCGCACGAACGACACAAGCTGCGATAGATAGAGCAACAGAACTGTGCGCACAGTTACGCAAACTCGCACCACAAGCCACCATCACATGGATCGCAGGCAACCACGAAGAACGCTTAGGCAACTATGTTTTGGACTCGGCTGCTGCTGCGTTCGGGTTGCGACGTGGGAAGACTCCGTCTGAGTGGCCTGTGATGTCGGTGCCGTATCTGTGCCGGTTAGATGAGTTTGAAGTGGAGTATCTGAGTGGATACCCAACGGGTGCGCATTGGATCAACAACAATTTGAAGGTCGTTCACGGCGATCGCGTTGCAAGTGGCGGCTCGACCAGTCACAAATACTTATCAAGTGAGAAGGTGTCGGTCATCTTCGGTCATATCCATCGACGCGAATGGGCTGAACGGACTAGGGATTATCACGACGGTGCGCAAACAATCATGGCTGCATCACCAGGATGCTTAGCCCGAACCGATGGTGCGGTGCCATCAACTCGCGGAGCAACAGACACTGATGGTCGTCCGTTGTATCGATCAGAAGATTGGCAAACAGGAATCGCAGTAGTCGAATATGAACCTGGCGACGGAGCGTTCGTGTATGAACAGGTTGCGATCCGTAACGGTTGGGCTAGGTGGCGCGGTGTGGACTACCTCGCATCCCAGCCATGAGCAATCCGATGGTGTTGGTGACGTGGGCTGACGCTCATTCAGGTGTCGCAACGTGGACACCGATTGACTCGCTTGACAAAGATGAAATGATTGTCTATACCTGTGGGTTCCTGCTCGCGACCATTGATGGCGGTAAGCCAGATCACATCACCGTGTACCAGTCACGGACAATGGAAGATGACATTGATCATGTTCTTCATATTCCATGCGCAATGGTGCGCAAAATAGCAATCTGCACCCCCGATCAACTAGGGTAGGTCTTGGCTCGTTCGCACCCGATTGGTCGCTGAACAGCCCCCACACCTTCCTCGTTGGG